GCGCGAGCCAGCCCGTCAGATCGCACCACACAAACATTCTCATGGCTGTTAGCCGGGCGTGTCGGGGGAATCTTTGATCGGGCTGGAAAAATTCTCTGGAGGGTAACGGATGGCGAATACTCCCGTTATCGCCAAGGCTAATACAGGCACGGGAACGGACGCCAGTTAACCCTGTAACGACCACATACACACCGCAAAGCCCTGAAACAGCATCATGGGCAAGCGTATCGCCTGACACAACAACATGGACACCACAGACACCGGCAACGGGTATTTATACCCCGGTTGCTCCGGTCACGACTAGCTGGAGTTAAGCATGGCAAATCTCCACATCACTTATTATCGCGCGTTCCCCGCAAGCGGACAGCCTCTCGCCAAAGACATGATTTCAAGCGAGATTGTGACGATCTCCGGCGCTAATGCCAAGTCCGCTGTCACGCCTGACAGTGCAGTCGCAATCTGCGTCATCCCTGATGCCGCCGCTTATGCGGCTTATGGGCCGACAGCGGGTAAAGAGGCCGACGCATCCGCATCCCCTCGCCAATACATCCCGTCCGGCGCGCCCGCATGGTTCGCCGCTGAACCGGGCTTCAAGGTTGGTTCAATCACAGCTTAACACCAGAAGGCCGGACAATCCGAAAGGAATCCGGGCGCAATATGGATGAGCCTAAAATAAGCCCGAATAGGGGCAATGCTGGTAAGGGTAGGCCCAAGGGCGCTATCAACAAGAACAATGCCGCGATCAAGGATATGGTTGTTCAGGCGCTCGATAAAGCGGGCGGTGTTGATTACCTTGTGACGCAGGCAAGAGAGACGCCAACGGCCTTTATCGGGCTATTGGGCAAGGTTCTCCCGATGCAGGTTGTTGGTAGCGGAGACGATGGCTCCCACAAGATCACGGTGTCGTGGGAAAAATAATCATCCCCTATAGGCCGCGCGAGGCTTTTGAGGGATTTCATAACCGCACACAAAGATTTGCTTCGATTGTGGCGCATCGCCGCGCTGGCAAGACGGTCGGCAGCTTGAACGATCTCATCAAGCGGGCGGTTGAGTTTGATAGGCCGGATGGGCGTTTTGCCTACGTAGCTCCTTACCGGCATCAGGCGAAGGACGTCGCTTGGTCCTATCTTAAATTCTACACGGCACCCTTGCCGGGGATTGAGGTAAGCGAGAGCGAGTTACACGTTACCCTGCCTACAGGGTCAAGGGTGCGGCTTTACGGTTCTGACAATTACGACGCGATGCGTGGGGTATATTTCGACGGGGTTATCCTTGACGAATATGCGGACCACCACCCGCAGGCATGGCGTGAGGTCATTCGACCGGCTCTTGCAGATCGGTTGGGCTGGGCCACGTTCATCGGGACATCAAAGGGCAAGAACGCCTTTTACGACATTCACAAGCTGGCAGAGGAATCGCCTGACTGGTTTGCGCTAAGGCTCAAGGCTTCGGAAACGGGGATTATCCCGCAGTCTGAACTTGATGCGATGCGGGCGCAAATGAGCGCGAACGAATATGCCCGCGAAATGGAGTGCGACTTTGACGCGGCGATTGAGGGCGCTTACTTCGCTGATGGTATGGCTAAGGCTCAGGCGGATGGGCGGATAAGCCAAGTCGCTGCCGATCCTCTGATGACCTTTAGGTTGTTTGTGGACATCGGCGGGACGGGGGCGCGGGCTGATGCTTTCACGATTTGGGCTGTGCAGTTCATTGGAACGTCAATCAGGGTCTTGGACTATTACGAAGCAGTCGGACAGGATTTGGCGACGCATTTGGCGTGGTGCCGTTCTCGTGGATACACAACCGACCGCGCGCAATTCTGGCTGCCGCACGATGGTGCAACGCACGATAAGGTTCATTCAGTTTCATACGAAAGCGCGCTGAGAGACGCGGGCTATTCAGTCACTGTCATTCCCAATCAAGGGAAGGGTGCTGCATCGGCGCGTATTGAGGCTGTGCGGCGCAAGATCGGCGCTTGCTGGTTTAACGCAGAGACAACGCAGGGCGGGCGGGATGCACTCGCAGCCTATCACGAAAATCGGGACGACAAGCGCGGCATCGGCCTTGGACCTAACCATGATTGGTCAAGCCACGGCGCGGACAGCTTCGGCCTGATGTGCATTGCTCATGAAGAGCAAACTGTAAAACGCGAGCCGGTTAAGAAACCGGCCTTCGCTGGGGGGTGGATGGGTTGAGCGATATTCTCAAGGAAGCTGTCGCCGCCTTCGCGCGGGCTGAAGCAGGCGAAAGCGACAACAGAAAACACGCTCAAGAGGATATTGAGTTCGCGCGCCTGTCGAAGCAGTGGCCTGAGAAAATCCGTCGCCAGCGTGAGCTTGAGTTTCGCCCCTGTCTGACAATCAACAAACTCGCCCCTGTCATTCGGCAGGTTGTGAACGACGCGCGCCAGAACCGCCCGTCGATCAAGGTCATCCCGGCGGACAGCAAGTCCGATCCTGAAACGGCGGACCTTCTCTCTGGCCTCATTCGCAATATCGAACATACGTCAAACGCTGATGTCGCCTATGATACAGCGATTGACTCCGCTGTGTCGGGCGGGTTTGGCTATTGGCGCATCAACCTGGACTATGCAGAAGCGGGCGTAGGAGATGACCTTAAAGGCGCTGGCGTTGAACTGTTCGAGCAGGACATCGTTATCGAGCGCATCGGAAACCCGTTCTCGGTTTATGGCGATCCTGACAGTTCATCGGCTGATAGCGAAGATTGGAATTGCGCTTTCGTTGTGGATCGCATGACCCATAGTGAGTTTAAGCGTAAATTTCCCAAGGCCAAGAGGTCTGACTTCTCCAACTCCGCTTGGGATGTTGCAACCGGGCTGTGGCGCACTGAAGAAGATGTCATGGTCGCAGAATACTGGACGCGCGAAGAGGCAACCAAGATGGTTGTTGCCGTCCAGATGCCAGACACAGACGAAGGACCGGGCGAAGTCATTGTCATCGACGTGAACGAGTATGACGAGACGATGGGGCAACCTGTGACGCAGCCCCGCCAGATAAAGTGCCACAAGGTCACGCGCTATCTGTTGACGGCTGTTGAGGTTTTGGAAACGACGCCTTGGCCGGGCTGCTACATTCCCATTGTTCCCGTTTATGGGGATGAGGTGAACCTGAAGGGGACGCGGCATTTCCGTTCGCTCATTCGTGACGCGAAAGACGCCAACCAGATGTTCAACTATTGGCGCACCACGGCAACGGAAATGGTTGCCTTGGCTCCCCGCGTTCCCTTCATTGGCCCTAAGGGTTCGTTTGAGACGGATGCATCCAAGTGGGCGACGGCCAACAACGCGTCTCATGCTTATATCGAGTATGACGACAAGGGAGTTCCCCCGCAGCGTCAGCCTTACCCGTCAATGCCCGCAGGGGCCTTGCAGGAAGCGTTGAACGCGGCTGACGACATCAAGGCCATTACCGGCATTTATGATGCTTCCTTGGGCGCTAAATCAAATGAGACGAGCGGTCGGGCGATCATGGCTCGCCAGCGTGAAGGCGACGTTTCAACGTTCCACTTCATCGACAACCTGACCCGCGCCATTCGCCACACAGGCCGGATTATTATCGACCTCATTCCCAAGGTCTACTCGACGCCGCGCATTATCCGTATTCTTGGGCAGGACGGAAAACCGGAGCGCAAGGCAATCAACGGTGCCAAGATGGATGAGGCGCAAGAGGGTGATGAGGAACTTGCACGGATGCACGATGTCCGCGTTGGTAAGTATGACCTTGTTGTGACCGCTGGGCCTTCGTTTACCTCGCGCCGTGAAGAGGCTGCAACGCAGATGATCGAGTTGATCCGCGCTTATCCTGATGCGGCTCCGGTCATTGGCGATCTTCTCGCCAAGAATCTTGATTGGCCGGGTGCTGATGAGATGGCTGAGCGCATGGAGAAGATGCTCCCGCCACAGGCCCGCGATGAAGAGGGCGAGATTCCGCCGGAAATTCAGGCGCAGATTGAGCAGATGGGTCAAGCCCTTCAGGAAATGGGCCAGAGACTACAGGACGCGGAAGGCAAGCGCGACATTGAAGCGCAGAAACTCGCCATTGAGGCTTACAAAGCAGAGACGGAGCGCATGACGGCGCTTTCTCCTGCGATGGGGCCGGAGCAAATTCAGGCGTTGGTGTTGCAGACATTGCAGCAGCTTTCATCGCCTAACGATCTTCCCGAAGTGGAAGGGGCTGACGGGCCAACCGATATGATGTCGGAGCCGGAGTCAATGCCCGCATACTAACCCCAAGAGGATTATGGAAAACGTAGAACCGGCAGCCAATCCGGCTGACGCGCCTGTTGATGCGCCTGCTACTCATGCAGACATCGTTGATCTGGACGCGCCGCAGGAAGCTAACACCCCCGCCGTGGGCAGCGACGAACCTTCGCTTGATGACCTGATGAATGAGGCTTTGGGGAGCCAAGAGGCCAGCCCCGCTGACGAGTTCGCGGAAGTCGAATATGAAGGGGAAACATTCAAAGTCCCTCCGAAGCTGAAGGACGCTTTGCTCAGGCAGGCGGACTACACCAAGAAGACGATGGACCTTGCTGAAACGCGTAAGACGATAGAGGCTGAACGCGCTGAACTGGAATCAGCCCGTCGCGTATCGACTGCCAAAGTGAACGCCATGACGCAGGCTCAGGTGCTGGATATTCAAATTCAGAGGCTTGAGGCAACGCCGATTGACGGCCTCTCGCAAGAGCAGATCAACGGCCTCCGCATGGACTTGCGCGATCTATACGACCAGAAAAATCAGGTTGGTTACGACATTCAACAGCTAGCTGAAGCTGAACGCCAAGCGGAGTCCGTAGAAGCCGGGAAACTCCGTCAAGAAGCGTTGAAGGAAGCGGCTAAGATCGTTCCGAACTGGTCTGATGAACGCCGGACGGCACTGGAAACCCTCGCCAAAGAGTTGGGGGCACCTCTTGAGCCGAACGATATTACGGAGCCTTGGGCTTACAAGGTTCTGCATTTCGCTGACATCGGAAAGAAGTTCATCGAACGTCAGTCAAAGGCCGGTCAAATGCGACAGGCTCAAGCTGGCATCCCAACGCAATCTCTCGGCGGTTCCAAGGCGGGCGGAAAGGCCCCTGAGGAAATGAGCATGGCGGAATACATCGCTGCCAGAAACGCCGGGGCACTCTAAACTCAGGGACTTCGCGTCGGACGACGCCACCCCTCCTTTAATGGATTTTCAAAATGGCGAATAGCAATCTTACCGTTGATGTCATTGCCAAGGAGGCTTTGCTTCAACTCGACAATAACCTTGTCATGGCAAAGCAGGTCCACCGTGGCCTCGAAAGCGAATTTGGCAACGCGATGAACGGCTATATGGCCGGTTCGACCGTCTCCATTCGCCGCCCGACTGACTTCACGGTCCGCGATGGCGCAAACGTGAGCAATCAGGACGTTGTGGAAGGCACGACCTCGATCACCGTCAACAAGCAGAAGGGCGTGGACTTCGTGTTCACCTCGCAGGAACTGACGCTCAACATCAACGAACTTTCCGAGCGCGTTATTAAGCCTGCAATGGTTCAGCTTGCTAACCAGGTCGATGCAGATATTTTCGACCTCTACAAGCAGGTGCCGAACTGGGTTGGCACGCCGGGCCAGACGATCAACAGTTTTACCGACTTCGCCGTCGCGCCTCAGCGCATGGACGAATATGCGGTTCCGGCTGATGGACGTTCGGCGGTCCTGTCGCCTTCCGATCACTGGGGCCTGCTTGGATCTCAGACCTTGCTGTATATTCAGGATGCAGCGAAGGGCGCTTACCGTAATGGCTCGCTTGGTGCCATTGGTGGCGTTGACACCTACATGGCGCAGAACGTCCCGACGCACACTGTTGGCGTTGCTACTGGCACTCCCTTGGTCAACGGCGGTTCGCAGGTTTCGACCTATGTGAGCGTCAAGAACACCATGACCCAGACGCTCAACACGGACGGCTGGACGAACTCAACCACGGGCATCCTGAAGGCCGGTGACGTGTTCACGATTGCCAACGTCTACGCGGTCAATCCGATCACCAAGGCGACCCTGCCGTTCCTGAAGCAGTTCACCGTGACCGCTGACGCGAACTCTGGAGCATCGACTGGTCCATCTGCCCTGACGATCTACCCGGCAATCATTGACTCTGGCGCGTTCAAGAACGTCTCGGCGGCTCCGGCTGACAACGCCGCGATCACCGTCCTTGGCACGGGCGGCACGGGCTATCGTCAGAACCTCGCGTTCCACAAGAACGCCTTCGCTCTTGCAATGGTCCCGATGATTGCGCCTCCGGGTGCGGTTGACGTGTCGCGTCAGTCCTACAAGGGCACGAGCGTTCGCTTGATCCCGTATTACACGGGCACTTCGGACACCTCGGCTTGGCGTCTTGACATCCTTTACGGCACCAAGGCGATTGATCCGCGTCTCGCCACGCGCTTCTCCGGGACTGCCTAAATCTGATTGGGGGAGGCTTCGGCTTCCCCCTTTCTCTTTCAAGAGGGGGATTGAATGGCGTTTGGCTCCTACTCCGATCTGTCAACAACCGTTTTTTCGCGCCTCAACCGTGGCGCTGTAACGGCTGATTTTGACGCGGCGATTGTCCTTGCAGAATCGGAAGTGAACCGCCGCCTTGCATTGAAGCCCGTTCGGCCAATGCACACGCATTCCACAGCAACAGTCTCAACCGAATATGTAGGCGTTCCGGCTGACATTCTTGATGTGGACAGCATGGCAATTAATGGCGTGGAGGTCACTTGCACCTCGCCCCAGAATATTGAGCGGATGGCCGCTGAAGATGCCGCCGTGCCGCGCTATTACGCGCAGATTGGGGATGAGTTCCGCTTCCATCCTGTCCCTGACGCCTCATATACGCTCGACATGATCTATTGGGCCAAGGTTCCTAATCTCAATTCGACCAACACAACTAATTGGCTTCTCGCAAGCCATCCAGACGTCTACTTCCACGGTGTTCTCGCGCACCTCTATCAGCAGTATTTCAGCCCTGCTGAGGCTGAAACTCATGCGGCCCTGTTTGACGCGGCCTTGGAAAAGGTTCTCTATTCCTATCCGACACGCACTGACACGCGACCACTTACAACCGACATCGGCTACTTCCTTCTTTCACGGTCAACGCTAGCGTGAGCTATCTCCCCTTTGGCCCCTTCCAGCCTGACAAACCGTCCAGGCTGAACGATGGCGCTTTGTCTGTCGCTGACGGGGTGTTTCCCCTTCCTGACGGCTATCGTCCCTGTGGGCAGTTTGCGCCGGACTTCTCTGCGCTCCCCTCAAAGCCGCGTGGGGGCGCTACGTTCGTTTCAACGACTGGTATTGCCTCAATCATCGTCGGCACATCCACAACGCTCTACAGGGCTGTGGGAAGCGGATTTGATGCCATTGGCACGGGCTACTCTCTGCAAGAGGGGATGCGCTGGCGCTTTGCGCAGTTTGGTGACTTGGCGATTGCGACGAACGGGGCGGATGCGCCGGTCAAGATCAACCTGTCCGACTTCACGGTATCCAACCTTGGCGGCTCGCCTCCGAAGTTTGAGAGCATCGGCGTTGTAAAGGATTTTCTCGTTGGCACGATCCGCGATGGCGCGGTGAATGTCATCGCTTGGTCTGCCTTGAACAATGCGGAAAGCTGGACCGTTGGCACGGGGCAGGCGGACTATAACGAGTTTCCAGATGGCGGGCGCGTCAATGGCATCTTGTCGGGTGAGTTCGGCGTCATTCTCCAGCGCAATTCAATCCGCGTGATGAGTTATGTTGGCGGGAACGTCATTTTCTCGATGGACGTTGTTTCGACCAACATCGGCTGCATTTCGCCGCACACAGTGGCACAGGCGGGGCGCTTGGGCTTCTTTGTCGATGACAAGGGGCCTGCGATGTGGACCGGCTCGGACGTTCAATCCATCGGTGATGAGGAATGGTCGCGCGCGTTCATGGCGGGCTATGATGTGAACGACTGGCCTGAGTGTTCAACGGCTGTAGACCGCAATGAGGGTGTCGTTCTCTGGGCGATGCCTGACAAGATTTGGGGTTATAACTGGCGTCTCAATCGTGCGTTTACCCTGCCCTATGTTTCCCCGATCATCTTTGGCGGTGTTACCAAGGGCCTGAACATTGACGAGATGGACGACGCGGTAGGGCCGACTGACGACAACATCGACGGCGTGGGGCTTTTGCCGTTTGATGACCCCTCGTTTCAGGGCGGCGATCCACGCCTTTACGTGTTCTCGAATACTTACACTCTAGGGACGTTCACCGGATCACCGATGGCGGCGACGTTTCGCGGGAATGACCTTGAATTGGTGCCTGGCAGAAGGGCGAATGTCTCGTTCGTGCGCCCTGACATTGACTGCACGGCGCTGACGATAACGCTCAAGACAAAGCAGCGGCTGGCGGATTCCTACGGGTCATCCAGTTCAACCGATATGCGCGATTCCGGCGATGTGCCGGTTAGAAGTTCGGGCCGTTATATCCAACCGACATTCACGATTGCGGCGGGGGCTTCATGGACCTTTGCCAAGGGCGCTGAATTTGTTGTCAGTGCAGGCGGTGGCAGGTGACAGCTATCTACGCTTTCATTTGCACCAAGACCACGGCGGATGTTGTCGTCCCTCGCTTTGCACGGACACAGGAAGAATATAACCGGCGCGTATCGGGTGGCTTTACGGCTATCGCAGGCGGTCACACGCGGGCGGGTGACTTGCTTCTTCGACCGACAACGGGGGCGGTGTCCAACCACCTGCTTTGCGACGGCGCAACACTGAATATCACGCAATTTCCTGACTTGTTCGCGGCTATTGGGACAACCTTCGGCGGGGATGGAGTGACGACCTTCCAGCTTCCAGACTATGGAAATCAGGCGCTTACGGTTCCCGTCATCACGGCAGCGCAGACGGTTGATGCATCGGGCACGGTTTCAACGGGCGGAACGGTCGAAACGCCTACGGGCGCAGGTCAGACGGGCGGCTCCACGGGTGGCAATGTCGTGTCTGGCGGGCGTCCTCCGCGCAACCCGTATGAGCAATACGAATGATCGACTGGCTGGCTTACGTCCCTTGGCGTGAAGAGTTTGCCAAGGCGCTGGATGGCAGGTTTTACACTCTCGATTGGCTTGACGTTGAAGTGGCTCAAGGCCGCGTTCGTGTCTGGGCAAACGACAAGGCGGCGATTGCAGCAACGATGAAGGTTTATCCCACGGGCGCTTGTGAGGTCCAAGGCTTGGTTGCGGGCGGCAAGCTGTCCGAGATCGTCAAACTCATTCCAGAAGCTGAATCATGGGGGCGAGAAAACGGCGCAATCACCGCGCACGTTGAAAGCCACCCCGCATGGCAGCGGCTGCTTATCCGCCTTGGTTATCGGCCAATTCAAGTCGCTTTGCGCAAGATTTTATAAAGGAGGTTCCATTGGGCCTATCGAGCAAGAAAACCACGTCCGATCCGTGGAAGCCTGCGCAACCATTCATCATCAAGGGCATGGAAAACAGCAACCGAGTTTTCGATGCGCAGCAGCCCAACTTGGATAAATTCTCTGCCATGCAGATGGATTCCTACGGGCGGCTTGCTCCCGGTGCTGAAATGGGCATTGCCTCTTCTCAGAGCCTTGTAAACGATACGCTTGCGGGCAAATACCTGAACGCGAATCCATATATCGACGGCATGGTCACAACGGCGCGAAACAACGCAGCCGACGAGATTGCCGCGCGCTATTCGGGGGCTGGTCGATACGGCTCTGGCGCTGGTCAGGCGGCAATGACCAAGGCGATGATGGAAGCTGAGAACGCGCTTCGGTATGACGCCTACAACCGCGAACGGACCATGCAGAACAACGCTGTTCAGCAGGCTCAAAGCCTCATGGGCGGCGCTACGGGCCTTCTCAACAACGCGGCGGAATTGCCGTGGCTTGGCGTGGGCGCGCTTAACGGCAATATCCGTCAGGCATCGAACGGCTACGGCACGACCAAATCAAGCGGCGGCTTCCTTGGCGATCTGGCCTTGTCGATGGCTGGCAACGCGGGGTCATTCATGAAGGGGGGCGGTGGCTAATGCAGTTTCCTATGCAGCGTAAGGGCCTTTTCGGTCGCGGCACATGGTCTCCGCCGATGGTTGACCATCCAGACGGCATGACAAATCCTGTCGGGACGGGTGAAGGCCTTCCTCAAATGCAGGCGCAACCCCAAGGCCCTACGTTCAAGCAGCGCCTCGGCGGGTTCCTTGAAGGCACGGTCAATGACCTGATGCACATGCGAGGCATCCAGAACACGGCTCTCGATCAGCGCCGCGCATTGGAGATGTATAAGCGCCAGCAACAGGACGAGATAGCGCAATACGAGCGCAAGCAGCAGATTGAGGCGCAGTATAAGACGAGCAACCCGACTGAGTTCGAGCGGCTTCTTGATGCCGCCGGTTTCGATCCGGACAAGCGCACGAAGGTTTTGCAGGACTATGTTACGAACCGCGCAAATCCCATGATCCCAATGCAAGGCATGGATGAATCCGGCAATCGCACTGTGACATTCGTTCCTCGCAATGGCGCGCCTTCAACCCCTGATGTCCCGCAACAGGCGATTGATGCCCTGCTGCGAGGCGAGGGGACTGACGCGCAGTTTGATGAGGCATTCGGCGCGGGTGCGGCTGCTAGGGTGCGAGGTGCTGGCCCCGGCCAGCCCAACTTTCGCTGATCCATTCGAAGCTCCTGGACAAGTGACAAGCGGGCGCAGGACCATTGAGGGGAATAAGGCTGTCGGAGGTGTCCCGAATAGCAGCCACCTTCGTGGGGATGGCGTCGATTATGTCGGCACAAGTGTTGACGATCTTCGTCGCTATTTTGGCCCCAATGCCCGTTTTCTGAACGAGGGCAGCCACATTCACACAACTTTGCCGGGTTACGGAAAGGTTCCGTTCTTTGGCAAGCGCGGCACAGCCGGATTGAGGTAAAATGGCAGACAATCCTTTTGCAAAATACGCCAACCCGCAAGGCGGTAATCCTTTCCTTCGCGTTGCACCCGCAGACAAGTATAAAGAGGCGGGTCTGCGCAATGATGCCGCGCGTATTGGCCTTGCAGTTTCGGCAAATAATCGGGCAGCGGCAGCGGAGGCGCGACAGGCGGCGGCAGATGCTGACACCCGGCGCAAGAACCCCATCAACCCCACAGATGCAGCCTTCATTAAGGGGCTTCGAGATCAGGCGCAGGGCGCAAGCATGACGTCGCGCACCTTGGGTAATGCAGCGGGCGCAATCGACCGGCTAGGCACAGGCCCTTTCCGCGCCAAGATGCTGTCTGCGGCGATCCCTGAAGAGAATGGCGGCTTTCTCGATGGCCTTGGCGGCGCGTTGTTTGGGTGGATGCCTGAGCAGCAGACCAAGGACGATTGGCAAACGCTTCAGGCGCTCCAGAATGAGGCGGTTCTTGCAAAGCAAGTGGAGCAAAAGGGGCCTCAAACGGACAGTGATGCTCTGCGCATGAAACTTGCCAGCATCTCGCCTTACAAGACGCAAAAGGCCAATGCGGAGACGGTTGGATCCACGATGCTTGGGTCTGAATTGCTCAAGCACAAGCCGGACTTTTTCAACACATGGGCGGCGAAATACGGAAGCCTCAACAGCATGTCTCCCGCTGGACAGACTGTGGATAAGGCTTGGGATGCCGTCGAAGCTGACGCTTTGCGCCGCTACAACTCCGATCCCCGCATCAAGGCGATGCGTTTTGGAAAGCCGCAGCCCGCAAAATCATCGGGGTGGAAAGTGGAAAGGATTGACGACTAATGCCAACTTATCAGGTTGTCGGTCCTGACGGCTCAAAATACCGCGTCCAAGCCCCCGAGGGGGCCACAGAGCAGCAAATCCTTGACCGTGTAATCAATCAGGCTGGCTCCGCGCGAAGAAAGGGTGCTACGGGCAAACTGGACGCCTTCATGCGTGGCGTTGCAGATGTCCCGACGCTCGGCCTTGCTGACAAGATTGCAGCGGCTGGAAACGCATTGATCCCGCTCGACCGGCTGACGGGCAATAACGTCAAGTCGATATGGGATGGCGCGTCCCTAAGCGATGCTTACGACGCCAACTTAAAACTTGAGCGCACCAAGAACCGCTATGATGAGAAGAGTAATGGCGGCTACCGACTTGCAGGACAAGTCACAGGGGCATTTCTGCCGATCCCCGGTTCTCAGGTGCTTGCGGGCACGCGCGGCGGTCGCGCTGTCAATGCCGCATCCCAGAAACTCGCAAAACGCGGGATAATGGGACGCGCGGCAGTTGCTGGGACTAGGGGCGCTGCGGAAGGTGCCGCCTATGGCTTCAACACGACTGATGGCGCTATAGGCGAACGAGCAAAGGGCGCAGCAAAGGGTGCGGCTCTTTCGGGCGGATTCTCGGCGGGCGGGTCCGCTCTTGGCAGCGCTATCGCACGCGCAGTTGGTGGGAAGGTCGCCCCTAAAAATGTCCAGACGCTCGCCAATGCCGGTGTTGTGATGACGCCGGGGCAGCGCAATGGCGGCGTTCGCCGTTGGTTTGAAGATGCTGTTCTCGGCTCTATCCCGGTTGCAAAGTCGGTTCCTGCGGCGGCAAAACAGCGCGGCGTCGATCAGTTGAATGTGGCGGCGTATAATGACGTTCTGGACCCCATCGGCGCAAAACTTCCGATGGATACTGCGCCTGGTCCTGACGCTATCAAGAATGTGGGGGATTTGGCGTATGGGGCCTATGGGGACTCTCTTTCCGCGCTGAACCTCTCGAAAGACCCTGAACTGGCGAAAGCGGCGGAAGACATCATTGCCAATGCCGTTGCGAATGTGGGCGAAAACAACGCGGACCAGTTGAACGCCAAGATTGCAGGTATTGTCGGCAAGCTGGATAATGGCCCCGTCTCGGGCGACGCCCTGCGGGGTGTTATGCAGGACGTTCGCGGGCAGGCTTCAAACTTCAAAAGGTCGCTTGACGTTAACCAGCAAGGCATTGGCGATCAGTTGTGGGCGCTCCACGGTGAACTTGATAACGCATTGGCGCGACAAAATCCGCCTGAGGCAGTCCCGGCTTATGAGAACGCGCGTGAGGCCGTGGCGCGCCTGAAAAGGGTTGAGGATGCTGCCGCACGTGGCGTCAATAGCCGCTTCAATCCGACGCAGCTTTGGCAGGCTGTGAACCGCAACGGCTTCGGAACGACAACCGCAAGCCGCGCACGTGGCGAAGGTCGCCTTTACGAACTCGCCAATGCCGCAAAGGACATTCTCCCCGATACGGTCCCCAATAGCGGGACGCCTGAGCGTGTTGCTGGCATGGCGCTTCTTGGGGGTGGAACGGGTGGCGCGGCTATGATCGACCCGACGCTAGGCGCGCTTTCTGCCACGTCCCTGCTTGGATACGTTCCCGGACTCGACAGGGCCATCCAGAACTTCGCCCTCAACCGTCCTGACGGGATGAAACGTGCCGGGACACTCCTTGACCGTTACCTGACTCCCGCTCTGGGCGTGGCTGGCATTGCTGGAGGCATGGCGCTGAGCGGCCAATAACTTGGCCGCTTTTTCCTCTTTGTAGGCATCCCAAGCGGCTTTGATGCCCATTGCTAGGGTAAAGCCCCACAAGCTGTTCATAGCTTCGAATACCACAAAAGAAACTCAACTCCAAGGCTCGCTTCGGCGGGCCTTTTTTTCATGAGGCAAGCATGAGCATTTTTGACTACAACACCTCAGCCTCACTCAACACGAGCGTTGGCGGCATCAACATCGCGCCGGGGATGGCCCGTGCAGACGTTGATAATGCTCTGCGAGCGACCCTTGCCGACATCGCAGCCTTTGCGGGGCAGGTGCATGACATTCGCTCCATTGTCGGAGGGGATGGCGAGATCAGCGCGGCCCTTACCCGTGTGCGAGATAGCGCAGGCTTGGCCTATATCTCATCGGGCACTTACACGCTGGACGGGCAGTTTGACCTTCAAGACCTGAATATCGTCGCCGCGCCAGATGCTATTATAAGCCCCACCGGGACCGGAACATATATGTTCACGTCCACGGGCGCATTTACGCAAATCGCGGATTTGTCGGCCAACGTGACCAAAGGTGGGCGGTCGCTTACCTTTTCTGCCGCGCACGGGTTGGCGATTGGTGACTGGATCGTCATCTACAACCCGACTGATTATAGTTTCCACACATCCCGCGCCTATTACCGCGCAGGCGAATGGTGCCGCGTTCAAGCCGTCTCCGGTCTTTCTGTCACCATCGAAACGCCACTCTTTGCCGATTACACGGCTGCAAGCGTGGACGTCTATAAGGCTGTCCTGCGCACCCCTTCCATCCGTGGCGGGGAGTGGCGTCATGGCACGAAGAGGCTGGCAAAATTCACGGGCTGCATGGGCAATGTGCTTGATGCCTTCAAAACGTTCGGCTCAACCTATGACACGGCCTACCTTGACCGATGCGTCAGCGCCAAAGCCTCGATTGTTGAGGGGCATAATGCTGGCATAGGCTCTGACGACTACGCAGTTGTGATTGGTAATTCGCAGCACGTTCGCGTCACTGGGAAGATTTACGCTCGTCGCCATCCCGTAACCATCGGCGGGGATGATGTGATCTGCGGAGTTCCAAACAGGGATGTGATTATTCATGATGCGACGCTTTCAAACGACATCTCCACGAATGTGTCATGCGCCGACTTCCACGGCAATGCAGAACTTTGCTTTTACAAGGATTGCCGGATTTACGGCGGGGCCTCGATTGCCGGTCTCTCCACAGGCCTGCCAGGCTGTTTTATCAGCGAACGAAGCGATGGGAACTGCATCGAGACAACCGAGTTCAAGGGCGGCGTGATCGACCTTCGCGGGGTTGCCCTGAAAACAACTGTCGTCAATATCGGCGGCGGGCGTGGAGTCGTTGACTTCGGGTCTCAAAACAGTTCATTCAATTCCGGCACGACCGAAAATGTTACGGTCTATATGACCGATTACAAAATGGAGGGCACATCACTCGCAGCAAGCGAGGCCCTTATTCGGGTTCTGAACAGTGGCTCGACTGCGAAATTCTCGCCCAATTTGAAGGCTGGAACACATAAAGTCACCAACGCGCTTCGTGTTCTGTTTACGGACAAAACAGGCGGAACAGCATCTTCAGATGGCATCATCATGGAAGATTTGACAGGCCTTCCTTCAGGCTCGGCTTATGCGGTCCATAGTGGGGCCTATTACACAAATGTGGCCCATCGCCTGCCGGAGCAAAAGGGCGTCCACCAACACACGACCACGGCGACGAGCGATTACACCTCGACTGCGATCACTTATCCCGTGGCCTATCCAAGAGCACCAAGGGGCTATGTGACGCTCACTGGGCGCGATGGTGCAACCGTTTCTGCCAAGCTCGGCGGCGCGGCCCCCGCTGTCCCTTATCCGGCTGAAATCACCTCAACCACGATCAAGACTTCTATCTCCGCAAGCGCGAACTGGACGGCGGGCGTCAATGTTGACCTCGCTTGGGCTGTCGGGCTGTCGGAGGTTTAAGGATGGGTGAGCACCATTGGCAAGATGCCGCCAAGCATATCATTGACGCGCTGCCCACAAATGCCCCTGCCACGACGCTGACAGTAGGCGCGGTGCCGTGGCTGCGAATGAAAATCGCTTAAT